CCTCGCTGCCAGACTGGCAACACCAATTGCGCCAGTACTGGACAACTTAGACATCGAGACCGCCTACTTCTTCGTGCCGAACCGAATCAACGTCACTCAAGGCGGTGCCAACATGTGGGAAGAAATGATCACGGGACAAGCGGCACTCACTGTGCCGCTCATAAGACCGACAGAAGTCACCGGCACGTGGCCTGTACCGGTGGGATCCGTATGGGATCACTTCGGAATCCCATCAGGTATCTACACTGCACCCGTCGAAGTCACGGCTCTGCCGTTCTTCGCGTACTTCATGATCTACAACGAATGGGTCAGAGACCAAAATCTACAGGACGTATGGTCGTGGAATGGAGCGTATTCAACGACGACCAACTCCGAAGGCATCACCACGGTTGTCGACGGCGACACCGTTGAATGGGACATGATGCCTCTACGTATCAACAAACGTCACGACTACATTACAAGCTCTCTACCGTTCGCACAGAAAGGGGCATCGGTACTTCTGCCCCTAGGAACAAGCGCGCCGGTGGTCAGCACCGGACTTGCGCCATTGTTCACAGCCCCTGGAACAGCATGGCCTGGACCAACAAACCAGTCGGAACTGAGTGCCGACAACACTGATCAGAATGTTGGATGGTTCCGAGGCGCCGCAGGTAACGCGGGCTCTGCTATCGCAGTTTTCGGAACCGAGACAGGCCTTGAAGCTGATCTGAGTCAGGCTACATCTGCAACGATCAATGCAATACGTCTAGCCACTATCACGCAACAAATCCTTGAACGCGACGCACGAGGAGGATCCAGGTATGTGGAGAACCTTTTGGCCACGTGGGGCGTACGCCTTCCCGATTACACAGCACAGCGACCCGAGTATTTGGGAGGCAGCAAAATCCCAGTTACTACCAATCCAGTCGCACAAACCGCTGCATATGATGCTGAGCCTTCAAGCACAGCTAGCGCTATTGGAAACCTTGGAGCAGAGAGCCACGCAGCTGGAAGCAATCGAACGTTCACGTACGCCGCGGTAGAACATGGTTACATCATCGGCCTCGCATTCGCTCGGGCTACACCTACCTACCAACAGGGTCTTCGACGCCATTGGATTGCGAGACATACTCGCTTCGACTTCTGGGACCCGAAATTCAGCAACCTTGGCGAACAGGCGGTTAATACTATCGAGGTATTCTTCCCCCTCGATACAAGTCCCGCCATCGAAACATGGGGTTACCAAGAACAGGGAGCTGAATATCGCTATACACCTAACGAGGTGACTGGCGTGCTACGTTCTACTGCACCTCAGCCGCTCGACTGGTGGCACTACGCAGAAGAGTTCTCTGCGGAACCGGCGCTTAACGCCGATTTCATCACCGACAAAACCAAAGAGACTCTGCAGCGATCGCTGGCTACATTCCCTAACGCGCAATGGTCTGCGCAAATCATCATGGATGTAGAACACAACTCAAGTGTGGCGAGAATGATGCCGGCCTACAGCGTGCCGGGCATCGAGAGGATCTAGTCATGCCAGCTGGATTCGCATCATTCATGGGAAGCGCCGGTGGACAGGCCGCCATTCAAGGCGGCTTCTCCGTCGGAGGTAATCTGTTCAGCGCTCGTGAAGCTAAAAAGCAGAACAAGCGCAATGTCGCTATGAACAGAGAAAACCGGGACTGGATGGAAAGAATGAGCAACACCGAGTGGACTCGTGGAGTCGCCGACATGCTCAACGCCGGTATCAACCCAATGCTGGCAGTTAGCCAGGGTGGAGCCAGTACGCCAAGCAACCAAGCACCTGAAGTGCAGAAGGAGGAGAAATGGAGCCGCGTAGCGGAAAGCGTATCCAAAAATCCGGCAACAATGCTGGCCATGCAGCAGCTGGCAGCTAACGTGAAACTCACGAACGCCAATGCTTACAAGGTAGAGAAGGAAGGAGACCAAGCCGCCTTCAATACCTTCCCTGAGGTGATGGGCAAGCGCTTCGACATGGAGATGAAGATGCTTGAACAACAACTAGACAACGAGAAAGCTAAGGGCGCTCTCACGACCGCCCAGGAAGAACAGATCCGAGAACTGTTACCAGCTACAGTTCAGCTGGAAATCGCAAGACGAAGACTTACTGACGAACAATCTACAAGCGCCGCACAAACTCGCCGCCTCGAGGGTTACACCGAAGCGGAACTTCGAGCCACCCAACGGTGGTTCGAAGAAATGGGCGCAAGTGGAAAGGTGATGGAGTTCCTCAACAAAGCAATCATGATGCTCGGGAGAAAGTAATGAGCTACGAATCAAACAAAGCGGCAAGCCGCACCGTCAACAAGCGGCCTACCATGACCGACCAAGCGGCAGCTAAAGACACTGACCGAAACGTTATCGTCAAAAAGTTCATGCAGCACGGTCAGGTCCCTATGAGCGACAAACAACCGATGTACCTGGACTTCACTCAAATGCCCGAAGACCTGCAGGGCTTCCTCAAACAGGCACAGTCGGTACGCGGACTGAGAAGGCAACTCCCCCAGGAGTTGCGCGACCTCACACTTGATGCCTTGATGTCGTTGACACCCGCACAACTGCGCGAGAAACTTAAGAAGCCGGATCCTCCGGCTAAAACTGAGGAACCTAAAAAATGATGAAGCTCTACGCCATACGCGACCGGATGCTGGATTACTTCCAGAACCCGGTTGCGGTTACCAGACAAGAAGACTTCCTCGCGGCCGTAGCCCGCAACGTGAACGGAGAAACCAATGAGCTCGCACAAGCACCAGACCACTACGAAGTCTGGGAAATCGCGGAAATCGACGACCAAGGCCGGATCACGCCCAAGCGTGAATTCATCGCCAACTGCTCCCGCTTCATTCGTAGCGGTGTTTGGAACCGGAGAAAGCCGGGCAGTGATGGAATACAAGGCGAGCCTGGCCAGGTACCGAACGGTCCTGGCCGAATTGGAGGCGGCCCCGGAGCCGTCGCTCTCGCTCCTGAGGGTACGAAGGGGTCAGCGACTGTCGCGCCTCAGGAGCCAGATACGGATGCTCGAGGAAGCTATCCGGGAGGACAGGGCCGCCCAAGAGACAGCCAAAAGACTGTCTAAGACAGCGACTGACTAAGTCAAGCGCTGTCATCTGGACTATCTGTATCTAGTAGGCAGATAGTCCCGCACCCACAGGGGTGCTATAAGGGGGCCGTGAGGCCCCCTTTTCATTGACAACCCGGAGGATGTATGCGCCGAAATATCAGCGGCAAGAAACACGCGAAGAAGTTTAGCAACGCGCGTAAGCGCTCGCGTGCAATCAACTCACCGCAAAAAATCATGCGTGGAGGCTTTCGCCTCTAATGGCATGTGAACACCCACTGAAGGGATGGAGACGGGCCGATAATGTCGGCCCTCTTCGTTTCGGGCCCATGCCCCAGGACGGGCAACTATGGTGGCCTCTCAACGTACCTTGCGGCAACTGCATACTCTGCCGCGAAGAACAGGCTAGACAATGGGGTGTACGCATCACGCATGAAGCCGCGATGCATGAAGAGAACGCGTTTATCACGCTTACATACAGCGACAACAACCTACCTGAGCACAACAGTCTTAACTATGAAGACTTGCAAAAATTCTGGAAACGCTTACGGCACCACCTGGGACCGCTGCGCTATTACGCAGTTGGAGAATATGGCGACAAAACATTACGACCTCACTACCACGCATGCGTCTTTGGGCATGCGTTTATGCAGGATCGACGACTACTTCGAGAATCTCCAACGCTATTATGGACATCCCCAATGCTCGAAGAAGCATGGGGGAAAGGACATGTCAGCGTCGGAGCGCTGACATTTGAGACCGCTCGCTACACCGCGAGTTATGTAACTAAGAAATTGCGCAGTAAACAAACCTACGTGCGCATTAATGAAGAAGACGGCGAACTAATCCCGCTAGTGCAACCACGTTGCTTCGCTTCGCGCGATCCAGCCATCGGAGGAACATGGCTTGCCGAATTCGGCAAGTATGTATACGACCACGATCACGTGGTCATTAATGGGCGGCCTCAAAAGCCGCCAAAGAGCTACGACCGATGGCTAGAGAAAACACAAGGTAAAGAGGCAGTAGCCAAGATCAAAGAGCAGAGACAGAAAAAAGCAGCTAAAGCAAAGAGCCAAGACGCGCGCGCACGCGCGGAGATCGCGCGCGCACGCGCGAAGATGAAGAGCAAGAGCGTCTGACGACGTGCGCCATAGGGCGCTCGTCAGACGCAAGAGGGGTTACCCACCGGATGTACACATGAGGACATGTGTACATCCCGTGGATAACCAATCCACGGAACCGAGAAACAGAAAGGAGATATAGAAATGTTCCGAAATAAGACCGCAAGACAACACAACTTCGCCGTCATCCCCGGTGCGGACGTACCTCGCAGCGTCTTTCGCATGCAGCAGACGCGGAAACAGGCGTTTGACGCCTCAGACATCATTCCAATCATGTGCGAGGAGGTGCTACCCGGGGATACATGGAGACATCAGGAAAACCTCGCTGCCAGACTGGCAACACCAATTGCGCCAGTACTGGACAACTTAGACATCGAGACCGCCTACTTCTTCGTGCCGAACCGAATCAACGTCACTCAAGGCGGTGCCAACATGTGGGAA